TATCTATCTACATCAAATTGTATCTTTCTCCACATTGCTTTCTGTATTAAAGGTACAAGGAATGTGTTTTGGAAATTCATTAAAGTACGCTTTTGTCTTTTAATAGCAGCACTTTGTTGCATAGACATACCACTAGCTGTAGCTCTATCTCCTCCTACACTATCAGATGTACCTGTACCCATTTGAATCATAGCCTGTAAGCTAGAAACTTGGTCGAAAGTAGATGGGTCTGTTGTTCCCATGTCTAATGGCATAATAGCATCTCTAGGATTACCGTTAGTAAGTACTGTTTTACCGGGGCGTACTTCAAACTTAACGCCTCTAGGCAATCTTGTAGCGTCAGCAGCCATCATAGGTGTAGTAGTTAGTGCTAGTGAATCAATTCTAGCTCTCATTTCAGCATCTAATGCTTTCTGTGCGTTATATGCTTTTTCTGCTACACCTCTACCCCAGAATTTATTAGGAACTAAGTCATGTTGATAAGATACAAAAGGTCTATCTTCCATAATAAACAAGTTTTGTTCTACTCTTAGTATATGCTCATCGTTACATATAGTAACTACTGCTTCTACTAACTCATCTTTCTTTGAGTATTCAAAATCATCTTTATCTTTACTAGGCTTAAGAAATCTTTTAGGAACTTTACCCCAGTATTCTGTAATCTTAACTGAGTCAGACTCATCAGCTTGTTTCATCTCAGGGTCGTAGCCAAAAGACACAGTATCGTAACTGCCATCTAAAGGTACATCTCTGTATATACCTGATAAGATACCTTCAACTACATGATAACGAGGTTTAATTACCTCATGTGCTACACCTAAAGCTTCATTAATAGTGTTAGCTGATGGGTCCATGAGAAACTCTTTTGGAGATATAGGTTCTATCCTTACATCTATTGAGGGGTACTCTACTAACTGACGAGTAGTAGTGGTTGTACCTTCTACAGGTACTTCAGCAGGTGTTCTTTCTATAGATTGCTCTACAACTATCTTTCCAATGCCTGTTCCATAGATAGCAGAATTAAGGAATACTTCACATATCGCATCTTTACAGCCTGTTTTTTCTAAATCTTCTTGTAAAAGATTCCTTACATACTCAGCATCTTGTGGATTTTCATCCAGCATGTCATCTTGTATATCAAACCATTTTCCCCTGCCAAAAGTTGCCTCCTCGATTTCAGCAACAGATGATTCTACAGCTTGTTGTAGCGCAGGAGCTATAATTCTAGACTTTTCAGAGCTACGAGTTCTATCTTCTTGTAGCCAAATACCTCTCCACAGTCGATAGTATTCATCCCACTTCTGTACATAGTTAGTATCTCTGTGGGTGCGCCATGTTTCTAGCCTGTGATTAAGCCAGCCAGCTAAAGCTTGGTACTTCGTTTCTTTATTTTCAAACATTTATAGAAAATTCTCCATTAACGCAGGTAATTCTGTGGAGTATAACACATTTTAGGTAGTTGTGTAGAGGTTTCTAGCAAATTATCTAATATCCTGCTATAACATCCGCAGGTTCCCACTCATCATCCATTTGAATGGAGTAAGCAAAGTCTGCTATAGACACTTGGTCAATATATGCGAGGCTATCCAGCAAATCATCATGACTTAGGTGATTAGGAAAGTCTAACATCTGTGATATAAACACTTTCCAATCTCTATCTTCGTTAAAACTTATTTGTCCATGCTCTAACCTGCCTTGTAAAGACCAAGTAATTCGCTCAGTCTTTTTCTTACCGCCATGTCGCAGCTCATCTATGTGTACAAACCTATTCTCTGTACGCATTTCATCTTCTAGATAAGGCATAATAGCATTTTTCAAAGAACCTGTTTCTATTCCTACAGTAGTAGCTCCATTTATGTCCGCAGCTTTTAGAATTTTCTTAGCAGTTTCTTTAATTCCCCATCTTCCGTGTAGAATATCTTTAACCCACCACTTATCTCTATCTATTTTTACAATAGCTATAGAAGTTTCGTCTAATTTAGAACCTTTTAATCCTCTTTCTTTTTCTACAGCTTCAAATCCAGCCGGGTCTACAGCAATTACATAGTTTCCTTCCTCAGGTTCTGTACTTGTATGGAACCATTCCTCTTTAAATATACCTCCAGAGAAAGTTTCAAAGCTTGCTTCAAATTCTTGTCTAAATGCCATAGATGACATTGACTTTTTAGCAGCTTCAATTTCATCTGCTGCGATATAAGGATTATCTGTAGAGTTATATTGGAAAGCTTCCCAGTCATCGTCTTTCTGTGCTTCAGTATATAAGTCATAGAAATGATTTTTACCAGCAGGAGTACCAATAAACATAGCTTCACCTCGTACATCTGCTAGAGTTGGTCTTAAAATCTGTTCCCATACAATAGGTTTCATACTCGCATACTCATCTAAGACTACATATGCCAAACCTACGCCACGCAGCGTGTCCGGTCTGTCCGAACCCTTAAGATATATCTTTCTATCGTTGATTAATGTTAGCCTAGCTGTGTTTTCGTAGGCATCTTTTATGACATCTTGTCCTAATTCTTTCAACATACCCCACATAATATCCTTAGCTTGTTGAAAAGTCGGACCAACATAGAACACATCTTTACTTTCTGACTGTAAAGCTTTGATTAAAAGAATCCAAGCAGCTAATCTAGACTTACCAAACCTTCTACCAGCAGCTACTATCTTAAATCTTTTCTTAGAATTGAATATTTCTAGTTGCGCAGGGTGTAACTCTACATTAATTTCTGCCATTTAGTTTCTCTATTACGGTTGTATACTCTTTAAATAATGTTTCTTTTATTAAATACAAAAGTTTTCCATTAAATTCTCCCTTAGCAGCAGGAATTTCTTTAGGTTTTAGTTCATTTTCTTTTATACAGTCTTTTATTCTTTTTGCTTTTATCCAATAAAGTTTATCTTCTGTAACATACGCCCACCATTTAGCTTTAGTAGCTTCGATTCCTGAAGGTTCGCCACCATAAGAATATTCTATAGCTACATTACCTGTAACAGTAGACATCCTGTCGCTTTTAACTTCTACTCCCATATCTTTTTCTGGAATAAAAATATCCCACTCTTTACAATAACCTTCTACTTTATAAGCTTTAGGATATTTAAGGCGCAGCTTTTCTAATACAAACAGCTCTTGTTTTTCTCCAAAGATTAAATCATTATGAAAGCTCATCTACAACCTCAGCTACAACAGTATCCTCAGATTTACTTCTAATCTGCTTAGGCTTGGTTTTCTTGGCTTGCTCCTCGATTTGCTCTGTAGTACCTACATTTATTACAACACCACCATCATGCTTCCTATGGTTTATTTCTACAGCTTTAGTAGTAGGTACAATTCTATCCATACACATCTTAAGGCAATGTACATCACCTTTTAAAGCTCTGTCTATGATTACTTGGACTATCTCAGGTCCACGCTCAGTAAGCAGCTCTCTGGACAAGATAGTATACTTATTCATACTACCCTTAGGTCTGCCTTTGGGATTTAAAGGAGCCATTCCTTTATACAAAGCAGGATTACCTTTATTGTTTCTTCTTTTGTCGTGTTCAGTCATAACTTAATACATTAAGGAAAAACTGAAGTATAACATACTTAGGTTACACGCATGTTAGTATTTAAATAAAAACTTTCTGAATAACCACCTGCTGCTTGTTTTAGGCTGTACTAGGCTCGCGTATGTAACCTAAGTAGCAAACTTGGTAAGAGTTTAGCATACTTTTACTGCTTTGTAAATAGCAATTACTTCTATTTTCTAATGTATTAATTAATAGATTCTCATAAAGCCTCAGGAAGGCTCAAATCCTCTTTCATCTGGAGGTGACTATGTATATATTAGACTGACGCTAACATAGGCTCCTCCCCTAGGGTGTATCAAGACTATTGGAGTAGACCAATGTTGACCAGAGTTTAACTGTTATCCTCCAAAGTTGATGTAAAAGAGAGTGTGATAGTCACTATAACATGTGTATACAATAAAATAATTCAACAGCATAGTACCATAAGATATGTACCGTAAGCCACAAGCCACAAAGCATCACATGCGCAACAATTGTTGTACTCACATACAAAGATGTTCGTAATAGCCTTATTCAGGCTATCAATTGTCCGCAGTAGATGTCCTAAGAGGTGCTGTAAGCTAGCGACAAACGTCTTTGAAGAGTTTGTCTAATCTTCCAGAAAGATTCACCTCTTACGATTGCTAAACTTTTAGTCAAAAGTTTATTACTTTGAGTAAATGCTTGTTGTTTACTATGTAGAGATATTAATACATACTACACTATACTAAGAACCCGTATTAACCTATAGTTTAAAAGTCCACCCTTCAGTCACGAGAACCTTAGCACCTTGGTCAAGCAAGTGCCTAACGTCAACTGGACAGCGAGTTGACATCGGCAACCAAGGTGCTAGAACCGTCGTGCCTTCGGGCAAACTTTTAAACTATAGGAAAATACTATGAAAAATATAAATAATAAAAACTTTGATACAGCTTTAGATTCTAATGCTAAAAATACACAAATCATAACTGAGCTTTCATTTCTAGAAAGTGTAAATCCTTTTGTAAATAAATTTATTTCAGAAGGTGCTATTCAGTCATGTGAGTATATGTCAGGACAAAACAAAAAGTCTATTCAAGGCTTTGAAGAAATCATTAGAAAGGAACTCAAGAACAATCCTGAAAGTCCTGATGAGAATCTTCTTGATGACATGCAAGATAAAATCATTGAGAAGGAAGAACAAATTGCTGAATGGCTTGAAACTAGAGAAGTCATAGTTAAGCAAATCATGGTTACTTATCCTGATTGGACACCTAAAACAAAACAAGGTGTTAAGAAAGGTAAGACAAAAGCAGAAAGAGCAGCTTCAATTAAGGCTGCTATTGCTAGAGTCAGCAAGTAACTTAACATACAGAGAGTATCGTTAATTCGGTACTCTCTTTTTTTGTAGCCTGTCCGTGACTAACCACTTCTCTTTTACTTATTCTTTAAGTAGAGAAATACCTATGTGGATTCGTCTGGGATTTTAAGGAGATTATTATGTCAGTATTATCAGTACCACCTAACGAAGTACATCGTAATGAGTGGGGAGAATTAGTTTGTAATGTATATGATGAGGATAATATATTCTTGTATACAGAGCAGATAGATGAAGACTTATATAAATTACACGGTGCTATTGTTCCTGCTAATTGGCAGCAACAGCAAGGTGATGATTCTTATAGGGAGCTAAGCTTATGAGTATGTTTACAGTAACAGTACATGGTGTCAAAGTTAAACACAATGGTGCTAAGTCTTGGAATAAAAACGATGCTCTTTATGTAGCTGAGCAATACTTAGAACAAGGCTTCCATCTTATAGAGATTAGAGATGTAGAATCTCAGAAGATAGAAGTGTTGTGGACTATCAGAGATAAGGAGTAGCTATGAAATATAACATAGAACATTACAAGAATCCTAAGTACAAAGAAAGATTCAATGGATTCTTCTGGGGTTTTGTCGTAGGTTATATACCTTATTTATGGCACATGTATGTATAGTTAAATAGTGCTGCTATACATACAGCAGATACTGGCTGTAATTTAACATAGTGTATCCTAAGAACATTACAACAGTATCGCACTTCCTGAGCATGAAGTCTGCTAATAAACTGCTCACCTTATTTTAATAGAGGAGATTAATATGAAAACTGTTCATATGTTAGATGATAATGATGTGCGTAAAGAAGTAGAACATGTACTGTCTTGTTGCTATGAAGGTGACGAGTGGATGGAAGATGGTTCGATTCGTCAGAGCATTAGAGATTTACAACGCTTAACAGATAACCATATATCTGTAATGGCAAATCATGATGTAAAGCTACTATCTATTGCGACTAGTCTGGATACTATAAACCAGATGCTTAAAATATTATCTAAACGAGTGGGGTTAGACGATGAGTCTGAGTAAACAAGTAGTAAAAGACATTATATTACTATACGATTCGGTATGGGAAACAGGAATTGACTGTGAGAATTGTGACTATAAATACTTAGTGCGCGAACCTCATGGTGAAGTAACTAGACATTGTGCTGTAGAAGATACTATGTATGAATGTCCAGTAGTAGATAATGCCATCTTAGAAACCAGAGTAGGTGGCAGTAAGTAGACAATAATAATATAGGAGATAGATATGGATTATGTTCCAAACATACATAGCTCTCAATTAAGTGAGCTAACAGATGTACAAGGCAGAGCCTTAACATCAGAAGACTTTATCAAAGTACATACAGAACCATTGTATGTCAGGACTAAAGATATGATACCTGATATGGATGACTATGTAGAACAAGAGTTCGAGCAGCGTATAGATACACACAAAGCTGTAGTAGATGATGAAGGTAATATACTTTCTATTGTAGGTAAAGGATACAATGTCATACAGAACGCAGACATAATGCCTGACTACGAGCGTGCGATATACCTTAGTGGATTAAATACGACTGGGATGACAAGAGATATACAACAGTCACACGGAGGTGCGCGAACCGTAGTTACCTATACTTTCCCTGCTCATAGAATAGACATCATGCCTGACGACCCAATGGATTTAAAGATTACTGTTTGTAATAGTTATGATGGTAGTTGGAAGTTCATGTCGTTAGTAGGTGCGCTTAGACTTGCCTGTTTAAATGGACAAGTAATAGGTAAGTTCTTCTCTAGCTTTTATGGTAAGCATACCAAGAGTCTAGAACCAGAGATTGCAGTTAACAAACTTAAGATGAGCTTAGGTGTTTACACAGAGAACGCAGAGTACTGGAAGCAGTATCCTAATATACCTGTCAATGAGCTGCAAGTTAATAATGTGTTTATTAATTTAGCTGGCGAAAGTAAGGTGCTAGGTGAATACCTACATAACATCTACATTAAGTACCAAGAAGACATGGGTTCTAACTTGTGGGCGTTGTACAATACATTGACTGACTGGAGTAGCCACGCTGAGTTTAGAAACAAAGCTAATCAAGCAGCTACTGTTATTACTAGGGAGCAGAAGGTAAGGAAAGTATTACCAATGCTAGAAGACATAAGGAAGGCAGCATGAATACCTACTATGTAAAGATAAAAGTAGAAAAGACATTCGAGTTTGACGATGAGATAGAAGCTGAAGATGAGTCTGAAGCTGAAGGTATAGCCAAAGATAGAGTATGGCGAGGCGACTATCAAAGAGAAGAACGAATGTGTGCTGAAATTGTAGATGAATCTTACGATGCTGAAGAGCAGGAAGAGATTGTAGAATGTGAGATATGTCGTGCTAGATATAGCAGCTTGAAAGATGAAGACACAGATGGCTTCAAGAATGTCAATGATTTTTTAGAATCAGAGAATATTATTTACACACCATAGGAGATTAGTATGAGCTACATGGGAGCCTATGTATTATGGCTAGAAGAGAATGGTTACGAACCTACAATGGACAGAGTAGCGCAGTACCATAGAGAAAATCCTCACATGATTCCTAAACCTAGGGATGAGGAGGAGGATGAGTAACTACAAAGGTAATAATAAAGTCAAGTACTATACTCTTGATGATGGTAGAATAGTAACACTAAAAGAGTTAAGTGACTTGACTGGGGTAGCATCAAAGACTCTATGGTTAAGGCTTAAGAAGACTAGGGATTATAAGAAACTAGCTAAGCCATCTAACTATAGAAGAGATAACAAGAAACCTACGCTGCCAGCCAAGACTACTTTCGAGCAGACTTATGAAGACTTATCACCTGAATTGTTTAAACTTTTGTTTGGTAAGTGGTAACTTTATAGTTAAAAACTATGCTAAAATAGGAGTATTAAATGGCAAAGGAAAAGATACACGATGTAATAGTCAACATGGATATTATGTTAGGTGTGCCAAGTAAGAGTATTGAGGAGGCTTACGATAAAGTAGAAAGTTTTTCAACAGAGAAACTATTATCAATAGCGTTAGAACAACTACCTTTTCACGAACAAGATGTGTCTAGGTATATTAATGAAATGCCTACCTCAATAAACTAATGACGAATTATGGTATGGTAAATCTTGAGGATGAGTCTGAGTATTTAAGTGACAAGCCTAAGTATTACAAGCAAGGCTGGCTTGACTGTAAACACGATAGACCTATCCGAAAGTTTACCTTACATAATAAAGCGGAAGCTGCTAATAAAGAGATATACCTAATTGGCTACGCTGACTGTGTAGCTAATATGGAATGGCAGTTTAATTATCAATAAAACATAGGAGTATATATGTTAGTACAAGGAACCACTATCTTCAACACCGCGCTTACTCAGTTCGATACCTACCAAGGGCAGTCAACTGACAAGTATTCTTTACAGATAACTCTGGATAAATTCAATGCGGATTTATTAGACAAAGCTGGAGTCAAGGTGAAGGAGTATGAGGGAGAGCCAATCAGAAAGTTCACTAGTCGTTATGACATACCTGTTTACACAGGAAGGAACGAGCGTTGGCATGATGAAATACCTAGTGGCTCTACAGTTAGAGTAGAGTTCACAACTAAAGAACACCCAACAGCAGGCAATGTTCCGTATGCCAAGCGAGTGTTACTATTAGAAATGGGTCAAGGGTACGAAGGACAGAAAGAAGCTGACGAACAGTTCTTTGATTCAAGTCCAGTATAATTAGGAGAAGAGGTAGCTAGCTCACATGCCTAGCCTCCCTCCTCCTCAAAGTATGTGGGATTGGTTACCCTAAGTAACCACTTACAATTATCAGAGGAGGATAATATGGAAAACCATAGAGAAGCTTGTCCGAAATGCAGAGAAGCAGGTGGTGATACTAAAGGTGATAACCTAATAGTATACCAAGATGGAGCAGCACATTGCTTTGCCTGCGGACACCATGTATTTCCAGACGACAGCAAAAGCACACCAAGCTACAAACCAAGGTTCAAGAAGAACACAGAAGCAGCAGCCGAAGGTGTACACGCAGCAATATCTGACAGGAAAATATCCAAAGACATAGCTACCAAGTACAAAGTCAAGGTAGAGTATGGAAGCAACGGACAGATAATCAAACACCACTACCCATTTACAGACAAGTCATGTAGGATTACAGCTTGGAAGACTAGAGAAGTAGCTAGTAAAAACTTTCACATATCAGGTAGCTTTAAAGATGTAGGCTTATTCGGTGAATGTTTATGGGATAAAGGAGGTAAGTACCTAACTATTACAGAAGGCGAGATAGATTGTATGTCACTAGCTGAGGTATTCAATGGCAAGTGGGCAACAGTTAGTCTACGCAATGGTGCGCAAAGTGTAGTCAAGTCACTCAAAGATTCATTCGAGTTTGTTGATTCGTTTGAGAAGATAGTACTAGCCTTTGACAATGACGAAGCAGGTAAAGAAGCTATCGACAAAGCACTAGAAATATTTAGTCCAGACAAGGTAAAGATAATGTCTTACCCTGATGGATACAAAGATGTAAGTGACATGCTCCAAGCAGGATTAGTCAGAGAACTAGAGAACTGTTGGTGGCGAGCTAAGACTTATATGCCTAGCGATATAGTAGGTGCTACTGAGTTAAAAGATTCTTGGGTTAGTCGACCTGCTGTACAATCTATACCTTATCCTTGGGTTTGTCTTAATCAAAAGACACATGGGTTTAGACTAGGTGAGTTAGTAACTATCACATCAGGTACAGGTATGGGTAAGTCATCTGTAATCAGAGAACTAGAACATCACCTGCTCACTACTACCAAAGACAAGGTAGGTATCATACACCTAGAGGAAACTACAGAGCGTACACTAGATGGTTTAGTAGGTATTGAATTATCTACACCCTACCATCTTGATGAGGTGCGACAGAACTACCCACTCAATCAAGCCAACGATGCCTTTGATAAACTATTCAAACGAGATGATGGTGAAGAAGCATTGTCCTTGTACGATGGTAAAGAACTATCAGTAGAAAAGATAGTCAGTCGCATCAGGCTTATGGCTAAAGCGCAGAGCATCAAATGGATTATCCTAGACCACCTAAACCTAGTGATGTCAGGTGATTACCGGGGTGATGAACGCAGAAACATAGATGCTTTAATGACACAACTCCGTGAAGTAGTAGTAGAAACTAACATAGGTTTGTTTGTTATCTCTCATCTAAGTAGACAGCAAGGTGTTACCCATGAAGAAGGTGGTGAGATATCACTTACACACTTGCGTGGCAGTCAAGGTATCGCACAGTTATCTAATATAGTCATAGCATTAGAGCGTAACCAACAACATGAAGATGACTGGATGCGTAATGTAACTAAGCTGCGCATACTTAAGAATAGATACACAGGTGAAACAGGAGAAACTGGACACCTACATTATGACAACGAAACAGGTAGGATAACTGAAGTAGTAGTAGATATGGAGGAATTACTGTCATGAGAAAAAGAAAGATAAGAGGAAAGAAAGCATTAACAGGTCAAGGTAGAATATCAATTCTAAAAGACAATATCTTATCTCCTAGGTTATTGCGTAGGAAAGCAGAAAGAGCTGCTAAGAAAAAGAAATGAAAGTAGCATTTGACATAGAAACCGATGGACTTAATCCTAGCAGAATACATTGTATTGCTGCTCATGTAATTGGGCAGGATGTGTCTGAGTTCTGGACACCTGATAGAGTTAAGTATTTCCCTGCTTGGTTAGTCGAGATAAATGCTGAGGTATTAATAGGACACAACATCATAGGCTTTGACTTGCCTGCTCTAGGTAAACTCCTAGGCTTTGAATGGTGGGGCGAAGTAGAAGATACCTTAGTGATGAGTCGTCTGGACAATCCAAGTAGGGAAGGAGGGCATTCTCTGGCTTCTTGGGGTACAAGAATGAACTTCCCTAAAGGTGATTATGATGACTGGTCTGTGTATACAGATGAGATGGGTGAGTATTGTAAGCAAGATGTTAAGGTGCTTGTTAGATTGTATAAGTATATGACAAGCAAGCGTATGTCTGAGAAAGCACTAGAGATGGAACACAAGATAGCACAGATAACTTACAAGCAAACACAGAACGGATGGAAGTTTGACTTACGCAAAGCTACTCATCTACTAGCTGCTATCAAAGAAGAGATGTTCATAGCAGAAGATGAAGTACGCAAGGTATTCAAACCTCTGCCTGTATGGACTCCACTTAAATACCTAAAGCAAACACATAAGAAAGATGGTGGTAAGACTAGTAACTATATAAACCAGCTAGCTAAAGGAGCAGAGTGGCATGAGATAGATGGGGAATTGCAATGGGGATACTATGCCTTTCCTGAATTTAACTTAGGCAGCAGACAACAGATAGCTAAATACCTACAACACTTTGGATGGGAACCTAAAGACTTTACAGAACTAGGTACACCTATCGTATCAGAAACCATACTAGAAACTATAGAAATACCTGAAGGTAAACTCATAGCTAAGTACCTAATGTTACAGAAGCGACTAGGATTAGTCAGCGCATGGATAGATGCAGTAGATGAAACAGGTAGAATACATGGCAAGGTAAAT